AAAGCAGATAATATGGCAGAAGCAAATAAAATATCTACTGATAAAGACCTGACTGATCAAGTAGGAGAGATGGCAGCGGGGAAAACTACGGGTGTTCCCCAGCTTACAGCAGTTACTCCCACTGTAAAGCAAGACGAGTTGCTAACCACCAGCGCAGACACCACACTTACATCTGCAACTCCTCTGGCTGGTACATCTACTGCAGACATTACTGGATTATCTGCAGCAATTCCTACCAAGCCGACTGACCCCACACTGGGCCAAGTTGCTGCTACAACACAAATAACCCCCGGTGTCACCGACATGACAGCGGCACAAATACAGGATGCCCGTCGCCCACAAGTGGACATCTCCCAAGTTGAAGGCACAGTTTCCGCCGGATCACAAGCGACAGCCGCTACACAAGAACTAGACCAACGGGCCACAGTTCAATACCAACTGGGCGAATTGTTGGGCAGCATCGAAGAGGGTAAACCCATGCCAGCGTGGGCTGCACCTGCAGTTCGCAAGGTAGCCGGTGTGATGCAAGCACGGGGATTGGGTGCGTCGTCAATGGCTGCAGCCGCAATGACACAGGCTGTCATGGAGTCTGGTATTGTTATTGCGTCACAAGATGCCAACAAGTACGCTACAATACAATTGCAGAATCTTAACAATCAACAACAGACAGCCCTAGCTAACGCCGCTGTAGTTGCGGGCATGGACAAAGCAAACCTGTCTGCACGTCTGCAGGGTGCCGTAACAAACGCACAGATGCTTCTCTCTACAGAGACAAAGAACCTCGACGCACGTCAACAGGGGGCTACCCTGTCATACAATGCATTAACACAGGCGATGTTCAAGGATGCTGCAGAGGACAATGCCCGCAAGCAGTTCAACGCTAAAAATGAGTTACAAGTAGAAGAGTTCTTTGCGAATCTGGGATCACAGGTTGAGACTGCTAACAAAAACCGTGTGGCTGCAACTGCACAGTTTAACGCAGGTGAAGTCAATGCACAACAACAGTTCAACGCAGCTATGCGCGACAACCGCGAAAAGTTCAATGCCAACATGCAGTTTGCTGTGGATCAATCAAACGTACAGTGGAGACGACAGGTCAACACTGCAGCCACAGCAATCCAAAACGAAACAAATCGCATTAACGTAGCAAATCAATTTAACGCCAGCCAAAACGCACTAAACAATCTGTGGCAAAGATATCGTGACAATGCAGCGTGGAATTTTCAAAAAACGGAATCGTACATGCAGCGACAGCACGAAGTCGGTATCATGGCTATGGAGTTTGCCAACACCAAAGAATTGTACAACGACCAGCAAAAGAATGACCTTGCGCTGGGTATCGGCAACTGGGTAGCAGCGTGGATGGCTGGCAGCGGATAAGGCTCAAACTAGGAAAAACAAATGAAATTACTCTCATCTTTACTTCCAATCGCAGCTATGGCGGGCATACAGTATATGTCCGGTGGAAGCACAGGAGTAGCAACTACATCTGCCCTTGCACAGTCCTTTTTGGATTCTGGAAAAAAAGAAAATCAAAAATTTGCCAGATCATCGGTACCTCTACAGTCTAGAACAGCATCAGACCTAGCGGCTGGATCACGTGCAGCTACGGCAAACACTCCACAACTGCAGCCAATACAACAACTTATGCAGAGTGATCCTCGCTTAGACAGCGCAATGATGAACCTTGTACAAAACGCCCGCAACCAACAGGTAATAGACATGTTTTCAAAGTACGCCAACGTAACCTTTACGGCAAAGGGCGGACAACCTAAAACAAGAATGACAGAGGTGTAACAGCATGGCCGAAGAGATGATGCCCGCACCGGGAAGCATTGAAGCAAAAGACCCGTTTTCAGCCGCCCCTCCGGGATACGGCTTGACAAGCGACAACGAACGCTGGCCGTGGGGTCAACCCCCTCGTGAGGTTAATCCTGAAGTTGCGCTACGTTCTGCAATCGACTCCCTTGAAATCAAACAGACCCGTGACGAAATGTTGAAGCTGTTGATGGTTGGCGCATCTGTTGAGGCTCTCGTGGAGGGCTACATCTTCCAAGCCTTTCAAGAGGGGCAGTTTATGCCAGACGTGGGCTTGCTTATCAAGGGACCACTTGCCATGTACATAGCTAACATGGCGGAAGAAAACGGTGTGCCATATCGTATGTTTGAAAATGAAGACGCACTGACCGAAGACGAGATGGATGATCAGACGTTCTTTAACATGATGGCTCAAAACAATCCTGCCATGTTTACATACGTAGCAGAAACACTGAACAAGGGTATCCGACAGGGCAACGCCCCAACACCCCCGACAGAAGAAAACTTTATGAACATGCAAGGCCAGATAGAGGAGTAAACGATGGGTATTGGTATAGCACTTGCCACTGGCTTAGTACAGGGTTTTACACGAAACATACAAGAAGAAAAAGCCCTACGCGTGGGCGAACAGGAAAAGCTTGACGCATACAATCAGATACTTGTTGACGCAGCAGTTAGTGGCAAAAATTTTAATCAAGAAAACGCTCAAAAGATTGGCGACATGATAAAGTCTGCACAGGGTAAGATAGATTCTCGTGAGCGTATCAACATTTTTGGTCAAGCGGGAGAACGTATCAATACTGACTTCACTGGTGTTCTTTCTACTCTTTCAAATGCTTCAGATACAGATGGAACACTTACTCTAAAGGGGGATATCCACAGTCTTAATTTTAACAGGGCAAAGGGAGAAGGAGACTTAAATGACGCCTACGCATACCTTACTGAATACGCATCTATGCTTCAAAACCCCTCCCAAATGGCTAAATTAAGAGAAGATAGAACACTGTGGGATCAAGCTAACAACCTTCTTGTTGCAAGCCAAGCTAGAATATATAATAACGAATTACAGTCTTGGAATGAAAGCCAAAATCAAGGGCAGTTTCTTGAACCCGCAATTATGGGGTGGGAGCCTACCCCTATGTTCCCCGGATTAGGTTTACACTACAACCTGCATGGTGGCAGTGCGGCAGACGGCAAACAACTAGTAGACGGCAAGACATCAGATACACCTCCAGAGGGTAAAACACCTGTAGCCACTAAAGTTGTTGTTGCTGAAGATGGTTCACTTGAGGTGGGCACGATTGATATATCTAGTAACCTTGTAGATGCTTTTGATACTATGTCATACGTTTTGGGCATAGACAAGAACATGTCTCCAGAAGCACGTAGATCAACCCTGTACAACTTCTGGATTGGCGTGGACGGAAATGGAAGACAAATTGATCCCGACAAACAATTTTACCCTGTTCCGGGAGTTTCTCCCGCGCAAAAAGAAAGTGCGCTGGGAGCGTCTTTACAAATTAGTAATGTAAACAACGTGAGGGGTTACGACCCTGAGATTTCTTTGTACAAAGTAGACAACGAAGAAATAACAGAATTCTTAAACACTTTGAACGCTGCAGATGCACGTACCTTTCATCAAAAAGTTATGGCTCTTGCGCCTTACATGAAGTACCATAGAAGCAAAACTGTTACTCCTAGATTTCGCACAGGACAAGATATGGGAGAAACTAGACAGCAGTACGTTTTGTCAAAAAGGTATGGTACTAAGCTGGTTGAATCTGGTGATAAATTTACAATGGACTTCCTTTCAAATGAATTATTAAACAAAGAGACAGCACTAAATTCCCTGAACATGCTAAAAGATGCCAGAAAGAATTTAGATGAACCGGAAACTTATGCTAGATTTAAAAGGGTTTTGGGCGTTGCTTTTATAGGAGATCAGAGTATACGTGCCGCTATCCAAAAGGATTTGTTGGGTGTTGGAGTTATCGGAGAATCTACAGATGATTTGACAGATGACTACCTATCAGGATTAGAAGCTGGTATTGCAGAAAAAAGAAAAAATGGCGGAGAAGCCCTTGCAGAGTTAGAGGCACTGCGTATATCCCTTGCTTTTCAGCTTGCCCGTGCTGCTGACCCGTCAGGGCGTCTTTCTAACCAAGACATTCAACAACAGTTAGACAGACTGGGTGCAGGGTTCGCCACACAAGATCAAGCGTTAGCAAAGATACAGGTAGTTATCGATGAAATGGAACGAGACGTAAAGAAACTAAAGGTGTTCGTTTCGTACGGTAAAGGAAACGCTGCTTTAAAGCCAGAAGAAGCCATGATAATTGACGCAGCTATTTCTGTTGACTACATGGAAAATAAAGTGGCTGCATTAAAAGGAAAAGAAGCCAATCCTAAAGCGAGTCCGTCATTCTCGTACGAAGATTATCTTAATATCGGAAATGATGCTGATCCCGTGTGGATAGATGGTGACGCAAATGCTGTGACAGATCAAGCTATGATTGACGCACTGACAACCGAAATGACGCGAAGAATGCAAGCACCACAATCGGGGATATAATTAGCATGGCTGACGGAATTCTTGACACCATTGATGAAAAGATAATTCAACCTGCATACAGAGGTGTGAGTGAAGCGTTGCGTCCCGATCCCGGCGATGCTACTGAAAGTGAAAGACGAAGACAATTTGTAGAAGAAAAGTCAGGCGGGTTTCGTATTCCTGACATTGACGAAGTAGTAGGCAAAGGATTAAAGGCTATTACCGGAGGGGGCATAGCTAAAGATGAACCTACAGGGACGGATGAACCATACGACTATGAGATTGATCCCGTCACAGGGGATAAAAAACTTTTAACTACTGGGGACATGGCAGCGCAAAGTATCCAAGAACAGTTGCAGCCTATATCTGAGGACGAATTTAGACAAAGAATTATTGAGGGAAAAATACCCGGTATTTTAAGTCTATCACAAGGTCAGCTTCAGGCGATGATTAAAGCGCAAACAGCACCTAATGTTCCACAAGATGCTAAAGACAGATTTGCAATCCAGTTAAATAACGCTTATAGAGCCTATAACACCCTTCAAGAGAAAGACAAGAAGGTACCAGTAGAATTTAGTTTAGAGACTGCGCCGGGAGAATACCAGTTTGCTCCCACAGAAGAAGCAGAAACTAATCCTAGACTCCAGACTATACAGAAAAACATATCAGATGCCAAGTCATCCGTTGCTATGGTTGTTCGTGGTACTTTTGACGGTGCAGCAGACCTCACTGATGAAGACAGGGCTACGCTGGAACGAGTGTTTGTTACCAATATTTCCACAGGTGAGTTTTGGGATACGCTAACAGAAAAAATAAATGATGGTGTAATTAGAGGCACAGCGCAGCTTCCCAATCTTGTTTTGAACTATGGTCTTCATGCTATACAAGCAGGACTTGCTGCCGGTACAAACTTTTTAAATCCATCTGCACCAGATAAAGGGTTCTTTGAACAGTGGGCTGACACTGAAGACTTACGTAACAACGCAACTCGATTTTGGAAAGAACGAGTTTTGCAAGACAAGTTTGGTATAAAAGACTTGTCAGTTGTTATGAATGAAATGGTTGTAACGGAACTTAAAAGACAAGTAGACTCTGGTACACTAGATGATGCAGAGTTTGAAAGACTAACAAAACAAACTGTTAGGGACGCTGCAGGAGTAGAAAGACAAATTGATCGTACGTTTGTAAACGAAGAACAGGCGTATAGTCTTTTGAATAACTCTATAGATCAACTTAGTGGAAAAGAGCAGTACGCCATGCTTCTTGCTGAAGCTGGTACGATGCTTTTAGGTGTAAATAAAGCTAAAGCCATTCAAGGCCGTAACATGCTGGATAATGTTACTGGCACGTTAAACAAAATGAAGGCAAAGGCAGACGAGGCTGACCCCAACACTGAAGACGGGCTACGAATAATAAAAGAATACAACATATATAAAGACATGACCCCTATTGAGGCTGGCATAGCTTTAAAGCAAGCGAACCTAATTAAAAAGTTTCACGAGAAGAATGCCCTGTATGCACTGGGTCTGGAACGTGCGGATGCCAATATAAAGCGTTTAAGCAAGCGTAGAAATCAAGTTTCACTACAACTTAAAGCTTTGCGCCAAAGGGGTGTAAGTCAGGATTCTGTAGAGTACAAAACACTGCTTCTTGAAAAAAAGGACTTAACCCACGAGACTGCCAGAAAATACATGACGGGTCGGTTTCTTCCCAATGTAAAAGAGTCTTTTAAAGATGCAATTCCGCTGGCTGCTACTATGTACTATGTTGGACAGAGTGAAATGTTAAATGGCTGGTTAGGTGAAGACACTATGATGAAAGAGGGTATGGGTGCCCTAGTTCACTTGTTTATTGGAAAGTTTGCAGTTACAGCCGCAGGTAAGACAGCCTACTGGGTAAATCAACAGTCAGGTGATCAGGTCAACAACGTCTTAAAAGGACTTGATCACATAGCTAACATACCTTTTAAAATAGTAGGTAAAGACGTTGTTAAGGGCTTCTTTGCCAGCGGCAGAATGGACAACTTTGCAGAAATATACACAAGACGAACTGGAAGAGAACTTCCTAAAGAGACTCGTGTAGCGTTAAATGCCATGCAAAGGGTGGCTTTTGCTTTGGACGATGAAGGCTTGGATCAAGTTGTCAATTCAATGGAAAAACATCAAAACAGGCTAAATAGCATCGTAGATGCTTTTCCTCTGGAAGAACAAAACGAAATACGAGGCATACTCCAAGAGACTGTGGCTACAACTAGCAGTATGGGATGGTTGCAATCCGTAGAAAGACTACAGGGTGTTTCTATAGACTATCGTGATATAAACTCTGCCAGTAATTTAGCAGAACAAATGAATGCCCAAAGACACAGGGTAACAAGGGCAGGGTCAACGACTCGTTTAGTAAAGCTGTTGAGAGAAAAATCTCAAAACAGAACTGACATAGACAACCCCAAAGAACTTGAAAACTATATAAACAGTCTAGAATTAGCCAACGAAGCAGAGTTAAAGAGACTTCAGGATGATCGTACACAGTTGGCATCGTCTATCAGAAACTACAAACGTGCTATACTGGAAGACCCTACATCTGATATTCCTCCAAACATACTTGATGGTCTTGACGACATGGAAATTGAGATTGAGATTTCTCTAAAGTCCGATGTTGATCAGTTAGCAATCTTAGAACGACAGTACCAACAAAACATGCAATCTCTAGCCGTTCGTGCTGAAAACGTATCTTCATTTAGAGGCAATCGTGGAAAGCACATAAAAGAGACTGCTAGAAACTTAGAACTTGTAGTCCAAAACAAGTTTGCCAGAATGAGAAAACGGGCAAAAAGGGGTTTTATTCAGCTAGACATAGAAGCTGACAAGATGGGCAAAAGCATACCCGTAAACAGTATGATCACTGAACTTATGAAGTATGCACCAGATTCGGATATAAAAGAGTTTTTTGGAAAGAACTCTCGTTTCTTTTCTGGAACACTGGGTAAGCGCATGTATAAAGTTGCTAACAAAATGGCAAAACGATCTCTAGAATCTATGGAGGGTACATCTTACGATGACTTATCCGCCCTGCACACAAACAAAAATTCTGATATGTTTATAAAAGAGAACGCAACGTCTCTTGATATTCTTTTGTTTTACATGGACGAAGCAAACCAAGCAAAGTTTGGCATAGAACCGCCCAGCTTTTTAGCTACTCCCGGAGAAGTGATGGATGTGTATTCTTCGTTTAGAGATTACGCTATTCGTTTAGGAGACGATGACTTAGCGTCACGGTACGAAGCATACGCTGGTAACGTAGAAGACTTGGTAGACAAAGAGGCACCTGAATTCTTTGAACGCTGGAAGGATGCCCGTGAAATATACCAAGAAGAGTGGTTTGACAAACTTAGAGTTGGTGGTCCCCTTCAAAAATTACACAAGTCACAAGTGGGTCCGGTAAAGGTATCAGGCAAAAAAGCAACAGATGCAGAAGGGGACGAGATAGACACAGAAACTTATATAGACGCTGCGAACGAAGAATTTTTCTTTGAAGACGTTGCTGTCGGGGAAGTAATACCAGAGGGTATGGCAAGTGATCGTCTGTTTAGGTTTGCATACAAGGGGGAGACCCCTCTTGATGCGTTTGATAAATTAGGCATAAACATAGAAGCAGCCCTGCGTGGAGATAGGGATGCCATGCAGAAATTTATCTTGAATAGATCGCAGTTTGTAGAATCATTTAGTGACGGTGCGGGGGACGTGTTTGATCTTACGCAACCTAACGCACGAGCAGACTTTGATTTACTACGTGCCCACATGACAGAAATGATATACTCAAAGTGGGGCTATCGTGTAGCGGACATGATGAAAGACACCCGCTTGAGTCCCGGAAAAACTGTCATTGAAGCAGGAGGATACAACTTTGCAAGGCTAGAGGGTCTTGCTGAAGTACAAGACCAGCTTACAGTTATGGTAAAGATGGATGATGGACCTGCTAAAAAAGTACGCCTAGTTGATTTGGGCGAAATGATGCAAGAAGAAATGGCTATTGAAACTCTGATTAAAAACAATAACGAGTTGGGAGAAAGTGCCCGTAAGTATTCTAAAAAAGTTGAAGACGGTTTAGATGATGTAGAGAGTGCTGTTAACAACGCTAGAAAACAACGAGACGCAGCTATCATTCAGCTTCAAAAGGCTACAGGGGTAGATGACCCCGGCACGTTCTTTCAAAAGTATGTAATACGAGGAAAGGCTGAAAGTCTGGAAGCACTCAAAAGCACAGTGGCTACTAAGCTGGGTGACACTTTTGAAGACGCATCCGGGATTACTCACAACACAGAAGAAGCTTTAGATCGTGGTATAACATACATGCTTGTAAATGGTATGATGGAATACGCAGAGGTAGGACCAATACCCGGAAGAAAACATATAAACGCTGATGGCACAGAGTCTGTGCTGCACGCTATGGACAATCCAGAAAAACTTGTTGAAGCGTTAGACATGGATAACGTGCGGGGCATACTTAGCGGTTATTTAGACGAAGATCATGTCGATACTTTGGTAGAAACTGCACAGTATTTAAGTGAATCTGTAGCCCTACGAAGAGCAGAACTGGATACGGCTGTAGCAATTAAGGGGCTAGTAAATAAGATGGGAACTAACCAGCTTATATCCCGAAGCTTCAACCTTGCTCGTGGCATGGTCAGCCCTCAGTACGTTGCTGCGGAATTTGGTGTTTCTTTAGCCTCTCATGCTGGTATGGACATGATGAAGTTAGCAGCGGGCAATGAAGAAGCTGCAGATTTAATACTTAGAATGATGAAGTATCCTAAAGATATGACTAAAGCAGACTTAGCGACGTTTGATAGTATGGTTACAGAATTTGTAATTACTGAACTAGGTGCTTTGGGTGAAAAGGGAAGATCAATACTAGACAGCTATACAGCTACACTCCAGCAAGATGAAGAGGACTAATCAATGAAAACCTACACTAACGGCCAACGCAAAGGCATGATGTACGGCGGGGCTGCAAAGCGCAAGCCAATGATGTACGGCGGCATGGCAACCAAAAAACCCCGCAAGAAAGCTTACGGGGGTGGCATGATGACATCTACACAGGGTCAACAGAACCAGATGCAGAACAATATGATGCAAGGTCCGAAGATGCCTATGATGGCAAAGGGCGGCAGTTTGAAGATGGTAAAGAACGATGCCGGAAATATGGTTCCATTCTACGCTGCAGATGGCAAGGGCAAAAGCTAGATATATCTGGTTGACTTTTCCATAGCCTCATCTGACCAAGACTTCAAGTAACGCAATAGGGATGCTATAGAGTGCGAACCGTCGTACTCCGGCATCCCCTTGTTCATCACACCTTCGAACTCTTCAGGCTTCACTGCTTCACAGAGCAACTCAACCTTTCCATTAGGAAGTAGGTTCGCTTCGAACTTAAACAGTGACGCTTTGTTTGACATCAGACAACTCACTAATAGGTAGATTGTAACAATCGGCCTTGAATGTAAAACCGTTTGCGGGGTCCATGTCGCCCCGTTGGTACTTCGTTGCCTTCGTGTAAAATTCTTGTTTTGGAATAGAGCCTAATATCCACGCCTTCGACGAGTCGGTTAAGATTCGCACAAATATGTAACTGTCGCAATCTTGTTTGGCCCCGTGTGCAGCCACCGAACAGTCGTAGTGTGGAAAGGGACGTGTGTTGCAGCGTTTCGTTTTGACATCGATTCGCTCCCCGTCCCTAACCAAATCGTAGTCGTAGGTGTTTGATTGGTCTGCGCCGATGGCATCAGCCACGATTATCTCACCTATCGCTCCCACCACATGACTCAAGCTACCCGTTATGCTGCCCTGTAGATTGCCTACAGTGGCAGTTTTTTTACGTGCGCGACTTATCAGTTCCGGCGTTATACTGACTTCAATCATCCGACTCTTCCAAAGACTTATTGAGCATACCTCTAAACGTAGTTAGGGCAGCTTGATACTGAGCAATCTTCAGGTTTAAGCTTCGAATACTAGCAGAGACTTCTTGCATCTGCAGTACAAGATATTTCTGAGATTCATCCAGATCATCCATCGAATACTCTTTGTCATCGATGCTAAGTACAGGTTCTTTATTCTTTGTCATTCTCTTTGTTCTCCGTCAAAAATAAAAGTACAGTAGTTTCTTCCGATATTTTAAACCACTCACCCTTACGGGCCTCTGCATTATCCTCGAAAATGCGATGCATTACAAGTTCTTTTTCGTGTCTGTTGGGTACACTGATGCGGGCAAGCACGGTGTAGTCTCTGTAAGGGGATGAAGTCTGATAGCCATTCAGTCTGTCGTCTGCACTAACAGCCTTACCTATCTTTACCCACCCGTCCCACGCAGGATTAACTATAGCGTACACATCTCCCTCAAGAGTGCTTTCAATCTTTTCATGTGACCACGCATCGTCAAGAGCCTTGTAGCGTCCGGGACGGTGCAGGGGATGAGAAGACGGTATGTATTTTCCATTGACATACATTCTGTTTTTGTTTTTTGCGGCGTGCGTTTCCACACGTTGACGATAACCACTGGGACTGTAATACCACCAATCGCCGCCCTCAAACACGGCATGAGATCGCGTGTATGTTTCAGGATTTATTTCTTTGCTCATCCTTTTCTTTCACTTTCTGCCACTCTTCATACGCCGGATGGTTGCGAGGCGGATTGTACTGTATCCAGTCATTCCCCCGCTTCCATACCAAAACCTCTTTTGCCTTACGCTGCATTGAGGTCTACCACTTCACACACACCCGCTGTACACGCCAACTCCCGTGACCCCGTGGTATTGTCTTCTTTCTCGAAGTCCTCTAGGCGTGACCAATCAATGTTGACGTACGACATGCGGTCTTTCCACTCCAAGTAATCGTCTGGCTCTATGTCCTGATAGGGTGCCTGTTGGTACGTGTGGTCACTGAATGGCAAGAACGAAACCCCTGATGCTACATCAAAGTTATCGTACACCCACGCACCAACTTCCATCCACTCTTCTTCTTTTACGGACACGGTGATGGATGGCTTGTGTTCGCACCAGTGCAGGGCATAGGTTTTCCAGAGTTCTAGTTGTTGGATAGCTGTCATCTCTGTGCGTGTCACTGCACCCTTTGGTGATTCCATAGGGAAGCTGAACACGGTTGTTGAGTCAGGCTTCATCACGTCACGCTCTGCTGGCACACCTGAATCAATCAAGAACTGTGTCAAGGGGTCTTTGTTGTCACCCCGCACTGTGCGAATGTAGTGAGGATTGTGACGAGCATGGATACCGCTGGCGGCATCGACAAGCTGAGATACAGTCCCACTAGGCTTCACGCAAGTGATCGCTGCAGACTGGGGAATGTCTAGCATCTTTGCAAACTCTTTGTTGACTTTGACAGCCTCTTCCTTCATTTCTTCTAGCCATCTTTTGCTGTCAACATTCTTGGACAACACATGATGATCCATGATGCCCGTCAACGACACACCCAACAGACGTTCTTCTTCTGTGTTCTTCTTCCAGATGTTACGCAGGTACTTGAAGTTGGTCAGCGTAGACTGGAAGGTACCCAGAATAGTTGACAGGCGTACCTTGCGCTTCAAGGAATCTAAGCTGTCTGATTCACGCACCACCACCTCTGACAAGTTACAGAATTGGTACGGGCGTAATACGATTTCCGAACACGGGTTGGTTCCCCACATGTGACCTTGCTCACGACGTTCATTACGGCCCACCTGTATGTCAGCAGCCTGTCTATTGAAGATTCCTCGCTCACCAGACTTGGACTCGTACAAGGATACCCATTCACGCATAAACGTACCCATCTCTGGCTTGCCTTTGTAGGCTACAGAGTTATTAGCCAGCGCACGTTGAGGCTCGTTCTCCCACCACATACCGGACTTGGCATGTGCCATCTGGTCATCATTCAAGTTGCTCAGTGAGATGAGTGCGCTACGACGTACACCGCCCACGACTACAATCTCGCCCACCTTGCACATCAGGTCGTGGCATTCAATAGGAAACAGCTTGCGTCCCCGTGCCTTCTTAAATGTTTCAACGGTGAAGTTAAACAGTTCAACTAGAGGTTGCGGCCCAGAGGCACGTCCACCCATCACCTTGAGACGTTCACCTGCAGGTCGTACAGCAGAGACATCAATCTGTGGAACTTGTCCTGCGTACAACAGGGCAACCAATTCACGGTAAGCCTTTGCCCATCCGGGCTTGCTGTCACCAACCTTGATGACGGTATCTGAATCGTGAAAGTTGTCGGAGATGGTAGGCAGCTTGTCCACGTTCTCACGCTCAACAGAGAAGCCCACACCTGTGCCACACATAAGAATGTACATGCACTCATCAAACGAACGGGGGCTGTCCACAGGAATATACGAACAGTTGTAGCCACACACGTTGTCGCGGTCTAGGGCGTCTCCAGATGTCATCATAGCCCGCATAGATGGCATGATTTGCAATCCCAATACAGCTTCTTCTAGTTCGTTGCGTAGGCTTGAAGGCAACTTGTAACCGTGGTTAGCACCTAGATGCCCTTCCATGTAGTCAAAGTATCTTGCCACTGTTTCGCCCCAAGTCTCACGGCGTTGCTCATCCTGTTTCCAACGGGCGTAACGTGACTTGTGGATAAATTCTTGGTAGGGTGTGGGTAGTGAATTATTCATTGTTTGTTCCTTCTTGATTTGGGTAATATACATCAACTGCAGAATTACAGTTTGGACAGTGTAGGTTTGTAACCATGACGTACTCTTCTTCTTCTTCTAAGTCGTGGTCTCCACCCCATATTAATTCGTGGTTGCAATGCCAGCAGTTCATTGCTTTATATCCACCAGCTTGTTTAGGTAGAACTGGGCTTTCTTGAGGTCTTCGGTTCCGTTTTTATAGCGGTATCGCCAGAGGTACTTGAGGATGTTTCCTTGCAAGTAGTGTTCAAAGCCGTCGCCTGTCGCCGCTGCGATTGCGTCGAGGCATTCGATACCTGCTTGATTGTAGTGTGGCGGGTGATTGACGTTATCGGCATCCCTACTTTTCTCTTTCATATATTCCTCGTGTCTCACCTGTTATCTCCACTGCCCTGTATATTACCAGATGCCATGCGGGACTTCAACTTGCTTATGTTCATCTCCGCAATCTGTTGCAGGGTGTAGCCTAGATCATCCGCAAGCAGGGCACAGTACCATAGAACATCCCCTATCTCTCGTGCGATTTCATTCTTGAACGCAGTGTCATCCCGCCCATCTCGAATAATCTTCTTTACCTTGTCCGCAACTTCGCCAGCTTCTCCCGCAAGTCCCAATGCCGTGTACACAATCTTTGCTGCTTCGGGATATATAGCCGTGTCTTTGGCCTGTGCCTGATAGTTGTTCAAGTTCCAATTTTCCCGAATCATTGTTCTCTCCCAAACTTAACTTTGACGATGTTGTCGTCTCGCCCTATGACTGTGGCCTTGTGGTCAGCCTCTGCTTCCTCGACTGCTTTTTCTAGAAAATCATAGGCAGCTATTCTAGCCATACCTGCGTGCAACACACGCTCTAGGTCTGACTCAAGAAGTTCTATGATGCCCTGTTGCACAACAGCACCTGCTGGTAGGTGTTCATCATCGTCGTCTTCATCTGTTGTGTCATAGGCTGTGAGATTGAACCCCTCTTCATCAGAGGGTGACATGATGATATACCACCTGCCACCCAGCAAGCTGGCTTTTTCTAGTCCAAGTTTATCATCCATTATTTCAACCACTCCTCTGGTATACTGCCTTCTGCCCATTCGAATCCGTTCTTCTCAGCCCATGCACCATACGTTGTTTTGCTTCCCTTGTATATCTTGTTTCGTGCATTTAGGAAAACAATACGAATGTCCAAGTCAGGATGTTGTTCTTTTATCAGAAGCATCTTAACACGATCACCCTTGTCGAAGTACCCCTTCGCTTCGATGATTATGTTTTGTTTTGTGAGATGAAAGTCTGGGGTGTAGGTGCGAGGCTTCGGTATGTACGTAAGTCGCATCTGCTCATATTCGTACGAAATTTTTTTGCTACTGAGTTTTTTCGCTATGGATAACTCAAAGTTAGATCGGAATCCTGCCTTACGATTTCCATGCTTCATAGTTGCATTCCTATCGATCCCATTCTTTGTATCACGTACCCTGCCACTTTGGGGGAAAGTTTTTCTATTGTAGAAAGTTCGTTTGTCAAACGATTCAGTGGGACGCATACAGTAACTCCAGAATGTGATACTCTGCCTATCTTTTGCAGTTCAGATTCAATACGGGTGATGTCACGTTTTTCTGTGTTTGATGACAGTGTGCCTAGTTCGCTGTAGTTGTCGCGCAGTGTGAGGGGCAAGCCTCGTTCATTCATACGAATACGAACAAGCCTACGCTCACCCCCGATACCACCGTGAGACTCAACATAGACGTGATGAAGGTCTTTGTTCATATCCATCAGTTCTATCTCGTAGTCTCTGACAAAGAGATACGGCACATCACACCTCTTTTGTTTTAAGTTTTGTGTACCACACTTTCGGTGGTGACTTTGCCTGTGATGTCACACGATCATGCAGTTCTGCTTTCGGCCAGCAGTGGCTTCTGTAGCCGCACAGGTTACACTCTTTTGCAAGTACCTTGTTCCCTGTCTGTAGGGTTTCGCCCTTGCGTCTGTACGTCTCAAACTCATCAGGGTACGGCTTGAACTCTTTGACGTTAGGGTCTGTCAGGAATTTGACACGTTCTTCAGCATCCGCCAAATATTTGACACGGTCTTCATCTTGCCATTCCGGTGCCTCAACAATAGCCACTTCACCGCTTGACTTGTTGACAACAATCCACCCGCCAAAAGGCATACCAGTTGCTGCAGAGTACAAGAAGCCCTGCATGACGTACCCAAATGGATCGTCTTCCTTGAGACCATCATACCCACCGAACCCAGTGAACTTGTTCTTGAATGCCCAGTCACTTGCGGACTTGATATCCCACACCTTCTCTGTGCCCGTCTCATCTCGTATGATTACGTCGAGTGTACCCTTGATCGTCTGGTCACCCAGTTTCAGTTCGACCTGTCTCTGGGCATCTACTATGTCAACGCCACCCTCTCGCATGATAAGCATGAGAATGGCTTCCGTGATGTCACCGAACATAAAGCGAAACAGCGTGTTATACTGCATCGATTCTTTTACGCCCTTCTTATCTAGGACTTGCTGACACAACGGACGACCTAGTCCGGACATGCGAATACGATACTCACTACGCTTTTCGGTGAGTTGTCTGTTTACAGAGTGCCTTGTATCTTCCACAAAGGCAGAAAGACCTGCGGGGGAAACGCTGGTTTCCCCCCGCAAAGCTTTGGACATATAGTCCTGAATGTTAAGCAGCGTCAGCATCTTTGAAATCCGCCGCCAGATCGATGTCTGATCCATCTGACATAAGTTTAGATGCTTCTCTGTGTTCATTCATTACGTTTTCGTTGTGACCCTTGACGGTTTCCGCAAAGGTTCCCAACAGTTCCTTGTCTTCGTCCGAAATAGCCACAGTGCTATCGAACGTAGGCATTGGTGTCCAATAGGTTACACTGCCCTTCTTCTGCTTGTTGGTTCGAAGCAGGATGGTTGTTTGGGCCATCAATTTACTTTGCTTCGTAAGCCCCTGAATGAAGTCTGAGATGGGCTTGAACCCTGACCGCTTGAAGTACGCAATCATAGGCTCGTCCGTAACCTCGACAGGTGTACCATCCGCAGAGTGGAATGTGCCACTGATGCGTCCGTAAATAACTTGGTTACATACGACAGCGCGAGATGTTAGGTAACGCACATCATCCTTGTCTAGCATGTCTTCTTCATCACGAGTGAGACGACCACACTTGTTGCCTCCCTGCGTGTCGGGAAAGCCACCACCAAACGAGGTCTTCTGGACTGACTTGCATGAGAAGCCGCCCTTACCATCATTTGCTTCTGGGTCATACATAGAATACTCGTAGGTGCGAAGCAACGCTCGAAGCTTTACTTCTTTCGCAAAGATGTACTGTCCGTTGAAGAACATCTTCCAGTCACCCCTTGTCAGGTTGTGACCATCATCTGTTTCTTGATCGTAGTTAATGTTCAGACGAG